TCTGAAATTTGGACGCCTGCTAGATTTAAAGATCCTTATTATGATTATACTAAAAATCCTATTCCTAAAGACAATAATAAAAACTTCTGGGAAGTAGATGATCTTTCAGCATCCGTTACTAATCAGACAGATGACATTTTAAAAGCCCAATAGAAAGAATACTTCATGGACGCTATCACACGACATCACTACGAGAACATTGCCAACGGTAAGGCAGTCGAGAATGACGATGGCAGTCTGTCTACAGTAAAAACAATTATTGTAGAGGTCGATGGCAGGGAAGTATTAATACCCACAGTATGGGACGGACAGATAGTAGACCAAGAGGAAGCTATTCGCCGTGCTATGGAAAGCGGCATTGAGTGGCCTAGTGATGAGCCTACGGAAGAAGGTAGGGCTAGACTGCAAGCTGCTGACGATGAGGCTCACATAGAGTTTAATCGTAACACAACTGCAGAAGAGGCCACAGAGATGTTATCCCCTACATCCGAAGACATGGGTTTTGCCCTTGGGGGTCTTGCAACAATTCAAAAAGGCATTACCACACCGGAAGGATTAGAAATGGCAAATAAACAATTCCAATTGGACGAAGCAGACGCAGACACAGACGGTGATGGTGAGTTAACCACCCGTGAAAAAGAAATTGCTAAGGCTGTACAGAGAGATGAAATCTTAGATGACGATTCTGTAAAGATGTCCCACGGCGGAATGGCGTGTGGCTGTGGTGCTATGAACGGTGGAGAATGCGGCTGTGATGGCTCTATGATGGATGGAATTATGGGATATGATGATGTCTCAGGCAATCCTATCCCACTAGGATCTCACGCAGAGAATGTGAGAGATGATATCGATGCCAAGCTAAGTACCGATGAGTATGTACTTCCAGCACACGTTGTTAAGTACCACGGCTTGAAGCATATCCAGATGCTGCAGAACGAAGCAGAGATGGGCCTTATGTCTATGAAGATGGAAGGTCTTATTCAACACGCAGAAGAAGAAACAGAGGACACACCTGAGCCGGAAGAGGCTGAGGAAGAAGAGATTGACGTTAAAGGCGTTGATGTTGAGATTGCAACTGTAGAAGTTGACGATCATTTAGAGGATGATGAGGACAAAAAAACAACTCCGAAATCATCTAAATTGCCAAGTGTACGACAGAATAAAACAGTCGCATACATGGTTTAACTTGGATACCCAGCATGTCTGGACCCACATGAGGTAATAATGGCTAAATATAAGCGCGATGAAATTATTGATGATGAACTTTCTTACGCAGAAGAAATGGAAAAAGTTTCTACTGAACCAAAATTAGGGGCTGAAGAAGAGTCGTTTAAGAAGCGGTATCAAGACATACAGAGACACATACAGACTGTACGAAATGAGTCTGACGAAAAAGTCAAAGGTATGCAGAAACAGCTTGATGCAGCTACTAAGAAACAAATCAAGTTTCCTAAGACTGATGCTGAAGTAGAAGCATGGTCGGCCCGTTACCCAGACGTTGCCAAAATTGTTGATACCATTGCCCGTAAAAGGGCTAACGAGGTATTAGCTGAAGGCGAGAAGCGTTTGGTGCAGGTTGAAAAGTTTGAAAAAAGTCTAAATAAAAAAGGTGCTGAACAAGATCTACTCAAGTTTCACCCAGACTTTGCAGAAATCCGCAATGACCCAGCCTTCCATGAATGGGTAGGTTTGCAGCCAGCTGCTCTACAAGACAGTGTGTATAAGAATAATACAGATGCTAAATGGGCATCCCGTACTATAGATCTGTATAAATCAGACAATGGGAAAAAGAGTAACCCACGTAGTGCAGCACAATCTGTAGGACGTACCTCTAAATCTGCACCAGTATCTTCTGAACGGGCATCCTTTTCAGAAAGTATGGTTAATGACATGTCTGCAACAGACTTTGCTAAGAACGAAGAAGCTATCAATGATGCTATTCGATCAGGCAGGTTTTCTTATGATATGTCCGGCGCAGCCAGATAATTAAAAAAAGTAGGATACAGCTGTTGACACATTCAACACTTAGTTGTATCCTACGGATGCAGCCGATAGGGTGCATCTATAGTAATTAACTATTGCAGTAGGTAACTCATTGTGCTATAATGATCCTATTGATACATTAATAGTGTAGGACATTTCTAAACCAACTATTGGCTTATAGAAGTATACCCCGCACACCCCCCCAGATAATAATAAAACCTATGTCCACCGGACCATTAAGACCCATGCTTATGGCTATCTATTTTGCTTGTGTATGCCACTCTTATTTGGACTGACACTATCGTTTTAATTGTCTGATCTAGCTGTTTCCTAAAAGTACGAACTTTATGGAAACTAACTTACAGCCATTTCATTCAAGGAGAAATTATAATGGCATTTCCAAAAGCAGCCGGACACGGCTCACTTCCCAATGGGAATTTTTCAAGCGTAATTTACAGCAAAAAAGTCCAGCTTGGATTTCGCAAAGCTACAGTAGTAGGCGATATTTCGAATTCGGACTATTTCGGTGAAATTTCTAGTCAGGGCGATACAGTCAAGATAATTAAGGAACCAGAAATTTCTGTGAGCAGTTACCAGCGTGGCACTGTAATAAATCCACAGGATTTGGATGACGAAGACTTCTCATTAGTCGTTGATAAAGCTAACTATTTTGCTTTTAAGATCGATGATATTGAGGAAGCGCATTCGCATGTAAACTTCATGCAACTTGCAGTTGATCGTGCGGCCTATCGTTTGGCTGACCAGTTTGACCAAGACGTTCTTGGTTATCTATCTGGCTTCAAGCAAGCGGCTAACCATGAGAATGCAAGTGCATTAAACACTACCTCTCACGGTGATAAAGCAGTGGCCTCAGCCGGTACGGATGAACTTTTAACCAGTATGAAATTATCGAAGGGTTCATTTGGTAATATTACAACGTCTTCTGCTGGTGATCACTCAATCCCACTAGCTGCCCGTCTTCCGGGTGCAACAGCATTGCCTACAGGTACGGCTTCACCAGCAATGGTTGTAGCACGTATGAAGCGTCTTATGGATCAACAGCAGGTTGACTCACAAGGTCGTTGGCTATGTGTAGATAGTGTCTTTATGGAACTCCTCGCAGACGAGGATTCTAGGATGCTAAATGCAGACTTCGGTGAGTCTGGCGCTCTTCGAAACGGATTAACTCTGAAAAACTTCCACGGATTTAGACTTTATACGTCTAATAATCTTCCGGCAGTTGGTACTGGTTCTGGGACTTCAGGTTCTGCTAATCAGAACACTAATTTCGGAGTCATAGTTGCAGGCCATGATTCTGCTGTAGCAACAGCGGAGCAAATCAACAAAACCGAAACATATCGCGATCCAGATTCATTCGCCGATGTGGTTAGGGGCATGCACGTATATGGCGCAAAAATACTCCGTCCAGAAGCACTTGTAACCGCCAAATATAACGCAGCATAAGGGAGATCTGAAAAATGGCACTTGGTGATAACACAACAGCGGCTGCGCGGGGATCAGATTCCCGTGGCCGTCAACCCTACATGGTCCAGACCGTTGTAGATTACGCAACAGCATTGGCTGATAAAGGTTCTGCACTCGCAGCAAACGATATCATTCCTTGTATTGCCGTTCCAGCTGGAACACTCATCCTAAACGCAGGCATCCAAGTAGATACCGTGGCTTCTTCAGGCACGACTACTCTAGATTTGGGTACAGCCGTTGACGTTGATTGTTTTGTCGATGGCTTTGACGCAGACAGTGGTACAGCGGCTGGCACATTCGCCTTACCCGCTGCCGCTTATAACCCTCTTATGGCGGTTGCTGCAGAAACTATCGATATTAAGTTAGCTACACAAAGTGGTACTGCCCTTACAACGGGTAAAGTACGTGTATTTGCTCTCTTAATGGATGTTACGGATACAGGTCATTCTGTAGCCACAGAAGTAGACCGTGACTATCTAGCCTAATAAAGTAAGGGGCTGGCTCAATACCGCTGGCCCCTTTACCTTTTTTTAAGGACAATCATGCCTAGCACTTATATATCGCTTTGTAATCTAGTACTTCGCCGTCTTAACGAAGTAGAAATTGCTGATGCAGATTTTGCAACTGCGCGGGGCGTTCAGGCGTTAGTTAAAGATTCTATAAAATCAGCGGTTGCACAAATAAACCAAGCAGAATTTGGCTGGCCTTTTAATGCAGCAAGCCACACACAAGTTTTAACAGCAGGTCAGTCTGAATACAGCTGGCCTAATTTTTTTAAAGTTGCAGATTATAACAGTTTTCAGGTTGTAAAAAACGATAGCCTAGGTATTGGATTTGTTTCTTTAAGATCTATGGATCGTGATGAATGGTATCAAGATCATAGAGATATAGATTTTTCTGCAGGCTCTGTAGGTAGATCAGTACCCTCTCATGTCTTTACTAATCACGGCAATGGCTGGGGCGTAACACCATCCCCAGATAAAGCATACTCTATAACTTTTAAGTATTTCTTAAACTATGCAGACATAATAAACTTTGATGACGTAACTAGAATACCGGAATCTTACGATACTGTTCTAGTAGATGGCGCGTTGTATCACATGTATATGTTCAAAGATAACTTAGAAGCGGCAAAGGCTGCATACTCAGTGTTCGAGCAAGGGATTAAAAATCTACAAAGTCTGTACATTAATAATTATGAATACATACGAGATACTAGGGTTAGTCGCTGATGCCTGATGAAATTGCTTCCTACAAAGTTATTGCTTCTGGTGGCCTAAATTCTAATGAAAATCATCTTGATTTATCAGAGAATTCTGCAGGCGCAGCTACCCGATTGGTAAACTATGAACCTTCACTATTTGGTGGCTATCGCCGCATAGAAGGTTTTAGTAAGTATGACAGTAATTTTGGACTAGTAACAGTTAATGGGTCTACTACTGGTCAGGGCAAAATACTAGGTCTGGCTATATTTAAAGATGATACAGATGGGTCTACCACTATCATAGCGGCAAGACAGGATGCAGGTGCTACAAACTACAGTTTTTATTATTACACAGCAGGCGTAGGCTGGAGAAAGTTTACTTTAAATCATAGCGTAACCCGCCCTATGACTTTAAACAGTTTAACCGTAAAAAAACTACGTCACGTACAATTTAATTTTGGCTCCGGTAATACCATATGTTTCGTGGATGGGGTCAACCCCGCGATAGTATATAATGGTACTAATTGGAAAGAAATAAAATCATCTCATAGCGGTGGATACCATGCTGATAATAATATAGCTGGTGGTAACCAAGCCTTAAATGCCCCTGCTGTTGTTGATGTTTTTCAAAACCATTTATTTATGTCAGGACATGCTGCTAACAATTCTGTAGTAGCCCACAGTAAGCCTTTAGACGCTTACACATGGACATCTGGGGGGGGAGGTGGTCAGTTATCTCCGGGATTTGAAATATCCCAAATTAAACCTTTTCGTGATAATCTTTTTATCTTTGGTTTTAATAGTATTAAGAAAGTAACAGTTAACTCTTCGGGTAATTTTGTTTTAGACAATGTTACTTCTAATGTGGGATGCGTTGCCAGAGACAGTGTGCTAGAAATTGGCGGTGACCTGATGTTCCTAGCTCCAGACGGTTTTCGTCCGGTTGCTTCGACTTCCAGAATTGGAGATGTCGAGCTAGAAACACTAAGTAAGTCAATTCAAGCCACCCTAGTTGACGTAATTAAAGACAACGATATGGATACACTTAACGGTGTTGTTATCAGGTCTAAGTCCCAAGTCAGATACTTTTTTGGAGCGGCTGCAACCAGTGTTGCCGATAGCGAAGGAATAGTAGGGGGTCTAACTGAAGTAGGTGGATCTATTGATTGGAGTTTTGGACAGCTGTTAGGAATACGCGCTAGTGTATGCACTTCTGACTATGTGGGGACTACAGAACTTGTTCTTCATGGTGACCATGATGGCTTCGTCTATCAGCAAGAAATTGGAGATAGCTTTAATGGTGCAGATATTTTTGCCTTATACTCTACGCCTTATCTAGATTTCGGAGAAACAGAGCAGCGCAAGACGCTTAGAAAAATAAATACTTTTATACGAGCAGAGGGTCCACTAGAGATGCTTCTCGCCGTTACTTACGATTGGGGGGATAATGCTACAGCAGCCCCTAATACTTATACCAATATCTCAACGGGAGCGCCCGTTACTTATAAGGGTAGAAACATAACGTATAACGCTTCAGATGTTTTATATGGTGGTAATACTAAACCCATTATGACCTCTAACATCCAAGGCTCAGGTTTTTCAGTACAAGCTACGTTTGTTACCGTGGGACAAACAGAACCTTATTCAATTCAGGGCATGGTTTTCGAATATTCAGTTGCAGGGAGAAGATAAATGGCAGGTTATGTAAGACAATCTAATGCTTCGATTGTTAACGGTACTGCTATTACTGCACCGCCGTTGAATGCAGAATTTAACCAACTTACCGCTGCTTTTGCAGCATCCGGTGGTCACGGTCACACAGGCGGCACAGGTGATGCTCCTAAAGTACCTCTAGCTACATCAGTCTCTGGTTTTTTACCTGCAGCAAATGGTGGTACTGGCGGTAAAAGTATTTTTACTAATACTTCTAATCCCGGAGTAGGCGATGATGGAGCAGATGGTTTTGCTCCCGGATCTTTGTGGGAGAACACTAGCACAGGCCGTGTATACATCTGTGTTGGAAATAGTTCTGGACAGGCGGTATGGCGTGAGCTTGTTCAGGTAACAAGTGGAAACGCAATTATTCCAGCTTCTAATGACGCTATCGATCTGGGAAATACAAATACTAGATTTCAAGATTTATTTCTAAGTGGGGGAATTGCCGCCGCTGGTAACGTAGGCGTAGGTGGTACGCTAACTCTTACAGGCGCTACGGCGCTTAACTCTACCCTTACTGTTGCTGGTGTAACC